GTACTTTAGCACATTAAAGTGGTAAAGCATTAACGCGTTACTGCACTAAAGTTCCCACATGCGCTCGTCTAGGCACTAGAATTGTTAACAGCACAAGTTTTAGTTAATATAAAATAGTTGTTGACAAACAATAAGTACTGTGCTATAATCTTCTTAGAAACAAGATAACAGGTTTTAAAGAAAAGGGGAAACATATGTATACACTTAAGGAAGTTTTAGAATTAGTAAATGCAGGAGAAGATATTTATTGTGAATTATATCAGGGAGGCAGTTATATTTGCGAGGGTTGGCTTCAGGGATCAACTCTGAAACCTGATACAAAGATTGAGTCATACAGACTCGATTATGATTCGTTTGTCGAAGAATACCTGGTACTGCATCTTGCGTAGAAGGAGTGATAACATGACATTACGAAAGTTGTTTCAAATGTGCACAAATTGCACAGCTAGAAAATCTTTCAAGGTTGTAGTTAACGGTAATGTCGAAATATTACCGATGCTTGACAGCCTAGAAAAATATGGAGATTATGAGGTGTATAACTTCGGTGTCCATGGCAGAATCATAGTAGTAGTATTGGAGGAAAAGGAGTGAAATTTATATGACATTAAGAGATGTATTATTAGCTTGTGGCAACTTAAAAAACCGTTCACTGGTCATTATCACCGATGAACACGGCGAGGTCTATTCCAATACGGTTAATGGCTGTATTGAACAAAATCCAACTTACATGAAAATGGAGGTCAGTTTCTTCAAAGTTTTCTATTGTAAGAACGGCGATAAAATTATCTGTTTAATTTAAAAGAGGGCATATGCCCTCTTTTTATTTTAAAACAGGATCGGTTGATAGTACATACTTCCCGGTGCCGTTGTGCATTTCCATGTGCCGCCGGCAGGTACAAAGAAGCAAGGCGCATTTCCGATTGCTTTATCGCCTGTCCCATCGTTAATACTGAACCCCTCACCTCCTGTCTGATAGGCGAGTACACAATAGTTATCAGATGCTTTGTGCGCTACATTTGCGGATACATCACCTACCCCGGTGATCGGCAATGATTTTGGACTATTGTAGATACTAACATCAACATTAGAATAAACTTTGATGCTAGTAGTTCTGATATCAACGCCACCCCCGCCGCTGAGAACTGCGCTAGGCGTACCCATGATTCGCGCAGTAATATAACTATCACTAAGTTGTTTTTCTAAACGGATTTCGCTACCTTCATTACCTTGTAAAGTTGCATCAAATACCGAAATGTCACGTCCGTTTTTAAAGTTAATTCCAGAAACGTCGTTATTGTAAAAGTTACAATTAGATATGACAATCCCAGTTCCGTCAATCTCAGCACCATGCATACTGCTTTCTCCGCTGGAATCTATTAGACTGATATTGTTTTTGAGCAAGTAACAGGCTGAGTTAGTAATACGATAACCATGACATCCGATCACTTTTGTACCGTTAGGCCATGTATTTTCACCCACATAAAATTCAATGCCACCTGGACTATTTGAAAAATCAACATTCTCTATACGAGAGTCACTAGGCCCGCTGTATGTTATAGCGTTTGTAGCGTTGCGCTGTATTAAACAATGAGAAATTAGTGCTTCCATGGTGTCTCCCGTAGGTGTAAATCCGGTCTCTTTATTATATTCACTATAAATACCGCTAGAGAATTTTTCAATAAAACAGTTCGTGATGGTATAATGATAGCCGTAAACGCCAATTCCGTATCCCGCGTTTTTTGAATTAAGTCCTGTTAGATGTAAATTAGCGATAGTAAAGCCATATATACCCGCCGCTGTGCCAGTTCCACTTTTAATGAATAAATCTTTCGAGATAATTCCGTTCACACATGTAAAGCTAAGAATGGTATCAACACAGCTTTGACCGATTATCATTGTGCCGCTATCTATTATCAACGTACTATCAATTTTATAAAGCCCGTTCGGGATATAGGCGAAATGATATTTGTTAATTGTATACTGAATAGCCGCACTGGAATCACTAGCACCTGTGTTATCGGCACCGTGCAGAACAACGTTAAATACGCTATTTGCCAGCAATTTACCATCTTCCGACATCTGTTCCACAGTGCTTTTGACTAGAGGTGGTGTTATTTCCGCCACTTTCGCATCAATGTGTTTATCCACATTTAAAACATTGTTATTAACATCAGTAACGTGCTTATCAACTTCTTTCACATGTTCACCAATTTTCTCAACAAGATCTTTCTGCGCTCTCATCTGCTCAACAATCCAGTCAAGATTCAGTTCGTGAAAATTTGTATAGGGAAACTGATCAAATAATCCCATTTTTCATCCTCCTTTTAATAAATACGCAAACAGAACCGTTCTTTAAAGTCATTGATAATAAAATCAATGATATTGAACATGGCAATTTCACGTTCCGCGGTGATCATCTGCTGAGTCATAGTAACACCGATGTTACCCGTTTCTCGTTGCTCATGAGTTGTTTCACCTGTATTGCTGTCATTTGTTTCACGTGAAACATCATGTTTTTCATCTCCTGCGTTTGTAGTTGTTTTCTTCCCTTTGTTTGTGACGTTTCCTTTTCCGGTGAACTCTTCACTGCTTTCCGTTGTGCTATTTTCACTAGAGGTGCTGTTTGTCTTGTCCCTGTTCTGAAAATCTGTGCTGTCATAAGCACTGACCTTTCCGGTTGTTTCATCATTTCCAGCGCGGGTATTTGTGCCAGCACCAGTTGTTGTATTTGTCGTGGTGCTAGTTGAGGTATAATCATCAGTGATTGAACCGTCTTCACTGGTTGTTTTTGTTCCTTTTTCCATTTCCGTTTTAGTTCCGCTTGTGGTTTGCTGTTCCGTCCACGTAGTTTTTCCATCTTTGTTCCAGATCGGATTGTACTTATAACAGGTCGTGTTGAACATTTTCTGCCACACGGATTTCTCTTTCGCAGACCAGATGGTAATGATTCGCTTTAATGCGTCAAAGTCCGAATACAAAATTTCAAATTCAGCACACTCAACAAGCAGATTTTCTATTACGGTCTGTGGGTCAACAGTAACATCGGTGTAGTAGGAATTCTCGTAACCGGATGGAATACCGAATTTGTTTGGTAAATTTTCAATCAAACCATTCAGAAGGGATTCATCATGGTTGTACAGTCCTAACAGGCTCAATGTTGCCATCTGTTTCACCCCCTTTATATCTCCAGTTGACATCCAGTTTGATTCCAAACATCTCCCGCACTTTCTCACAGGATTCTTTTAATTCTTCCAACCAAAGATCGCATTTTGACCGGGTTTCCACCTTATTAGCGTTTACCTCATCCGTGATCAACCGTTCCTTTTTATCTGTGTTGGCGTTCGGGATTCCTACATCTGTACAGAACATAGCTTCGATCTTACGCATATCTGAAAGCACCTGATCCGCAATATAGTTCTGTCCGACATTCTGATTGAACATCTGCCAGTTCGCCTTGCCGTCATCCCGGAAAAGCTCTTTGTCAATGATAGCCGCTACGTTTCCTGCGGCGATGTGATCATACAGTTTCTTGAACGTTTCCGCCACGGCTTTATTTTCAGCGGCGAACACATAAGCAAGCTTGCTGTTTACCAGATTCATTCCGACTGACTCCGCACACAATGCTAACATATCTGCGTAATAGGTAACAATGTCCATGATTCCGCCGTAATCTGGCTGTAATCGCACCAGTTCACACTGTAAACCAATTCTAGGTTCAAGCGTCCCGGACAGGAGCGGGTTCGTGATGATTGCATTCGTGGGCTGATAGAATACATCGTAACCCCGCAGACCACAAGCCTGCGGGATCACTCCGTATCTGTCTGTATTGACTACGGCGAAAAATCCCCAACAATACAGAGTGTAAAGGGTGTAGTTCTTTGACCATTCCGGCGGCATCTCCCACTTAAAGACGCTCATTGCTTTCTGTAATAGATAACGCTGAAAATAAAGAGATAAGCTGGTGTTTCGGCAATGAACGGTACTCGGTGAAATCACTGAGTTAGCCGCATTGATATAGTCTGCCGAAAAGGGTATACCGTTATACATTTCTTCTATCCCTCCGCTTCTTTTTGCTGAGAATTGCGATCAGAAACGTTGTCCCTGTTCCGGGTGTAGCCCCGGTGCTGAGGAAGCGATAAATTAACACTGCGTTGTTATAACGCTCTGCTTCACTGAGGTACCGGTTCCCTTTCGCCCATGTCGTTATGGAAGTGTCATTCGCGTGTGCAATGATATAATCATAACAGTTCTGTGCATACTGGACACGGGCATCCCACGAACTGTCATGGATTCCTTCCCAACCGATGTTCCATGCGTGGGTTAACGCCGCAATATCCGTGCTATTGCTGGTTAAAAATTCAGTCAAATTCTTGTATGCAGAAGCTTCCCCAGTGCTGTACCAAACGTTTTCATGTATCAGGTAATTAAGCTGACCAACGCCGTCATCATCTGCATAACCGTTGTTCGTTAACCATTCATGTAATTTGTAAAGCCGTCCATGGGTATCCCCTTCCGTATTTGTCCACTGACCTAAACCGAAACCAACAAGTAAATCAGTAAAAGCGGATTGATTCAGATTCTGCCAGATACCGGGATTGATACCGGATTCCTGCCAGAAGTTGCCACAGATTGCCGCTACTACATAAGCACTGCTTCCCTTTGCTCCGACTGCTCCGCCGCCGAACCTGTGACAAGTGTCCCATGTGGCGGGGTTACTATCGCCCGTGTTGATTGACACCTGTTCGCTGAGGGGTAAATGTGAGTTGTGTGCCCCCATGGTTCTGCGCCCCTCATAGACCATTTCAGTATGCTGTCCGTACTGGTTATTCCTTACAAGAATGTCTCCCGGTTTCCAGACATCATTGACCGGGACGCGATTAAATCCCAGTGCATCCAGAACGCTTACCATGTCGCGAGTAGTGAACGGCCATGACTGGCCACCGTGGGCGGCTACTACATCAAAACCGGATGCCAGAAGCGCATACCAGATGAAGGAACTACAATCGTAATAAGTGATTCCGTTCACGGTCTGCTGATTTCGATAGGTCTGAGAATAACCAACATTGTTTTTATTACAGGTATCAATTGCCCACTGGTATGATACCTGTATATTGCCAGCCATTAACGATACCTCTTAATAATAGGGAGAAGTTCATTTACGCACTTCTGCACACGGACAGGATCAAAACCATCTGCTTTCAACCGCTTGACACGGTCAGTTCCGTTTCCGTAATTTCCCCCGATGACTAAAATTGCTACAGCAACGGTTGTCGGTAATGAATACATTTTGATCTCACTCATAATAAAATCCTCCTTCTAAAAATTCTTTTACCATTTTCTTTTCCGGGTCGGTTGCGGAAAAATTGATTGCACCGTTCTCTACTTTCACATAGCCTGTACAATCAGAAATCTTACGGTGCTGACAGAGTGGTGAGCCGTTATCAGCTTTATCGTATGTAACCTGTGAAAAGTAGTTTGCTTTTAATGCAACAAAGTGTCCTAATCCAATCGCCGCCATACCAGAATTTGTTCCGGTAGTATTCAAGATGCTGTTGCTTGCTTCCATGGATGATGCGATACCAGACCCCGAAAAAGCACCTGCAATCCCGGATACAAGTCCGTTCCATGCCGTTGATAATGCGCCCGATAAACCGGAATATTGTTTTTCGTAGTTGAATGTAACATTTGAAAGCTGTATCGTCACACCGACCTGTGCTTGACCCTCATACAAAAGTCGATAGTTCCGGGTATCTTCTCCAACCTTTGCTTCGATTCGCAGTATTCCTTTTCCGGTCACGAAATCAAACGTTGCTGTGAAAAGAACATCATCAACAATTTTGTTGCCGTCCAGCGGGATCACGCCCCATGGATCGGCTACTGCATAGTATTCGGCAAACGGCGGGTATCTCAGATAAACTAAATCCTCATTGTGTAGGCGTTTCGGTCTTTTTAACGTCAATGTCTGCGTTGATGTAGTGGAAATCAGCTTGTGCCCCGTCAATTCTGGTGTAGACCAGAACCCGAACCCTAGCGGTGTTGCTCCCTCTTCCGCAGGAACGGGAACTGGAAACCATAAGCAGGAAACCACGTATTGAAATGGGTCGATAAAAGCTTTCGCCACATCTCCTGCAAAATCGGTAATCTGATCCCATGACTGGATAGACCCCAGCATGTAAGCACGAAAGGCTGCCATTTCCGCACCCGTCAGTGCATAGTACGCAACACCGCCCGCGACCGTATCATTGTTGTTTACCAGACCCACCACATAAGTTCCTTTGTCCAAATCCGGGTTCACCCAGTCCCAGGAACCTACGTTTGATGTGTTTTCCACCCCGACCACTGTCGGGTAAAGACTATCAATGATAGTCGGGTCTTGAAACGTGGCACATCTCAGAATATAAGCGGTGGTGCCACCAATCACTGTTTTATACGTTGCAAGAACATCCTCAGACAGAACAACGCGCCAGATACCTTTTTCCCAAATCACATCCTGCACAAAGTAGTAACGAGAGAATGACGGGATATAGGCGTAATTATAAGCGGTCACATTTTCAACAACTTCCAGTTCTGGTCTGATGATTGAAGTGTTATCTTTTAACACTGCTTTTACGGTTAATCCCCCCTCAGATGGGGGGATTTTTGTACTGTTAAGCCGTTTGGAGAAGGTGTAGAGAGTAACTGATAATGCCATATCCACTCCTTTCTTTTACGTTTCATGTGAAACATTATTCAGCAGACGCATTGGCAACGTAGAAAATAATAGCATTTTCCGTAAAGTCATTCCAGTATCGATCTGTAAAGTGCCAGAACTGGTTGTAGTAGCCGCCCCGGGCATTGAACGGACTGGGCTGTGACCACTCATTTACAGTAGTATAGCCTGCCGCCTCCTCATCAAAAAGAACTCCGAATACATTTTCGATATTTGTAACACCGACCGTGTTCAAAGTTCCATCTTTGTTCAGCATCACCGGTTTGTTCTGAATATTAGAAGGATTCAAAGCTGACTGCCAGAAATTTACACTCTCAAAGTCAACGAGTTTGAGGAAGTCGGGATTGAATACAGTAGAATAAACCTCGCTGTTGATCTTATTAACTAAATCGGTATACAGATAGAACTTCATTCTGTCTTTCGGCGTATGCCGAATAACCGTATAGTTCGTCAGCTGAGAAGAGAACAGTGTATTCCGGTCTGTCATTAAATCCGCAAGCGTGTTGATTGTTGAAAATGCAAATTTCACAAAGCTTTCAAAATTTTCCGCTTTGAAAATATCGTTGAGCGTTAACGCGCCATTGTTTGTCTGATTATATAACCCCAGAAGATTGATTGCACGTTTGCCGCCATTTGATTTCGCCATGGTATTTGCCGTACCGGCTGTTGTCTCAGCCGCATAAATACCGGAAATCAGATTATTGATTGTTGCTCTTGCCGTTTCTTCGTGAGCCTGTTCAATCATGTCGGAAGCGTTCTGCATGACCATAGAAATGAAAGATGCGAACTCATCGGGAGAAGAGAAAGCGCAATCAAGCTGATCTTTGTAGATCGTCACCGACTTCTGATACTGATTCGCACCGTAAAAGTTTGTCTGTAAAACTTTCGGTTTGTTAACCTTATACTGATCAATAGACTCCCCGTCCACCAGCTTCAGTCTGTCATCGTCCTCAAAAGGTTTGTCAATTGTTAACAGTTTACGAACATGATTTCCGTATCTCTGATTAGATACATTCAGACCTTTGAACTTTCTAGTGTAGGGTCTGACAGAGAAGATTGTCTTAGACAGCACCTGTGAAATAGCTGTAGTGAGCGGATCATATCCGGTTTTCAGCGCCATCTGGGCAACCGTAACGAAAGATGCGGTGTCAACTGGTGCAATATTATTCACGCCTGTGGCCTGATTTGTAATCGCCGTCAGAACGGTTGACAGCTGATTAAAAGATAAATCATTTGGCATTATTTTTCTCCTTTCGGGTTAATTATGGATGCTAAAATATCATCCGTTGTTTCCTGCTGTGCGGGCGGCTGTGAGGAAAACAGCAACGCCTGTTTTTTCATGTCCTCACGAAGCCCTAACAGGGCATCCAGAACGGGATCAGCGGATATTTCTGCCTGCTGAACCGGGACGGTCTGCTGAACCGGGACGGTCTGCTGAACCGGGACGGTCTGCTGAACCGGGTCTGTCTGTAAACCTGCGAGCGCAACAATCTGATCACGGGTGAAACCCGCTTTTGCTAATGCTAAAATGTCTTCCTGTTTCATTTTTCTTTTTCTCCTTTCAATGATTCTTCTAATCGGATGAGTGCTTGTGTGTTGTTGTTCAAAGCGTCGGTAACTTTCTCCATTTCCTCCTTATGATTGTCGGACTCTTTCAGCATACGCCAATACAGTGCCCCGCAACATATAACAGGAAAACCTAAATTCTGCACCAACGTCATGATAGTGTTCGCGTCCATGGACACCTCTCTTTCTCCCGTTTAATAAAACAGGCGGTTGTATATACCGCCTGCCGAAAAGGATTCCTGTTCCGAAACATAGAACATGTGCATCCTTCCGGGATTGTTTCTAGCACTTCCTTTTCACCTCTGATTATAACATACATCCTTCTTTTAAGCAAGATGTTTCACGTGAAACATTTTGTGAAAAGAACCTGTATGATGTAATTCTCGAGGTATAAAGAGCGCGATAGAAAGGCAATCCAGAGGTAGCGATACTTTAACCGGAAGCGAACTTTGTCATTTTCACTCATTGTGTAGTTATCCTTGAACACACCTGACTTGAATGAGGTGACGTAATACTCCTGCCGTGACTTATGACGATAGATGTACATTTCCCCTACGTGAACCAACGGTTTGAACTCTTTGATGTTTCTGCTTCCAATGTTGTCAGCCCTGTCTTTCGTGAATACATTCTTCAGTGACATCTGATAAAAGTCGGAGTCCCTTGACACCAGATTGTACAATGCTGTCTTTTCTTTCGCTTCCGAAACCGGGCTGTCTTGACAGATAATCAGTGCCAGACCCCTTTCTTTGTCGATCCAGATGGATGTCCCGTTCTGGTACATCTTTTCCGCTCTCAGCACTAGTCCCAGTGATATGAACAACTCATTTGCCATGTTATTGCTATTGGCTGCGCAGATTACTTTAACAGGTGCAATCCCTTTTAACTCCCTGTTACGGTTAATCGTCTCATAGCAGTTGAAGAAAGCTTCCGCTTCATTTTTTAACGGTCGCTCATGCGCTTCTGCGATAAACTCATCGTAGAAAATGAGGGAAATGTCACTGGCGTCAAAACCTCGCATATTTGAAATGGTTGACAGAGCGAGGGAATAACAGAAAGGTTCCGCGGAAATAATTGTTCCTTCCATATCTGTTTCATAAAACGCACTGTTCTGCTTTGTTAATGACACCGCTTTGAACATCCGGTTCATATCTCCTAGAACTGTTTTAAGCGGTGAAAACTCCGGTTTGGATATCAGATCCGCTTGCGTCTGCGTCCTTCGCATCAATGCAAACTTGATCTTTTTCTCAATTGCAAACTTGCACACGCCGTATGTTTTTCCAGTTCCACGACCGCCTACAATAAAGATAAACGGTACTGGTATGTTGTAAATAGCTGGTATATTGATAAAGCCGTTACGGTCGTATATGTTCTTCTCTTTCATATGATTCACCTCTATGGAAAAAGCCCCGAACGGACGGGGCTTTACTTGAAATACACAAATGAGATATAGATTTTATAATTTGTTAATTGTTACTCTGCGTAGGCACAAGTGATAAAGTGCCGTCCTGCTTTTGACTGTCCGCCGATTACCTTGATAGCGGTAATCTCTTCTCCGCTCTCTGTGAACATATCGCACAGAGTAGCAAAGGACTCGATAAATGTCCGGCTGTTTGTCGCATATGCGACATTATCCTCAGACAGGATAGAAAGAAGGGTCTGTTCATTTCCTTCTTTATCTGTGTCCGAATAGATCATCCAGTTCAGCACCGGAACATTCATTCCCTCAGCATCTCTCATGCGCCGGATCTCGGGGTTCATGGACATGAGATACTTTTCTTTCACACTGATGTTTTCATTTTTCGTTCTGATAATTTTCATTATGAATTACTCCTTCTTATCGCGTTCTCACAGCGTTCTTAATAAATTCATCTGCTTCCATGGCGTATACTTCCTTTGTTCTAGAAAGCACTTTGAAACTGAGATATCCTTTATCTTCCATGAGATAATTTGCAATTCGTTCGCGGCTGGGGGTTCTCAGTGTCGTGAACTTTCTAGTAACCGTTTCCTCTGTTTTCGTTTCCTCGTTATAGCGAGTCACTTCCAACAGAGTGGATACCACTGTTTTTGAAATTGTACCTTTCATCTTTTCTGCTCCTTTCTTGTATACATAACCTATTATAAACCTGTTTGTAGTTTTTGTCAAGCTAATAAATGTGTTCCTTTTAAAATCTTTACTGATTGATTATACAGAAGAGCATCTTGCAAAATATCCTCATATTCCTTTGTAATTCCTACTGCATAAGTGGTTGGGCGCAGTATTACATTTTTCGTTATCTCAATCGTCTTTCCGTCCTTATTTATATATTTTGTTATCTCTGGCTTGTCATTATAAACCGTTTCCAGTTTACCGCAATCGCTAAATACGAAGCCCGGCTTTAACACATCCAGACCGCCTTTCCTCTTTAATTCATCCGCCCCGGCTTTTTTCGGGACACCTGCAACCGTGATCTTTAATTTCCCATCTACTTCATAAGCGTACTTTTTCGCACCCCAGGTAATGAAACGATCGGTGTCCTTTTCTTGTTCATAAACTTCCATGAAATGATCTTTGCCCTGCGGATCAGTAGCCCATGCGCCGTTCTGTTTTGACAGTTTTATTTTTTCGTTATTGTATGTTGAGAAATCCACATCACCTAAATACTTGATAGAATCGGTATCACAGTAAATAAACGTTCCGCCTTGATCAGTTACGATACGCATACCCCGTTCCAGTTCATAACGTGCCCATGCAGTACACCAAACACCCCAGGTATAGGGGATGAACGCCCGTTTCATAAATTCTTCCAACAGTTCTTTTTTCGTCTTTGATGTGTCAATGGTAAATTCTCCATCTTCATAAAGAATAGACTCTTTCACCGGATCTTGTGCTGTCATGCCGTAGATAGAGTTTAACTTATTCTTACTTTTCATGTAAAAGTATTCCTGCCCTTCCACATCTTTCAACTCTGTTTTCTTTTTATAATAGAGACATATCGTTTCAATCATGGCGGCGGGGAGTTTACCGTATCGGGCTGTATAAACTTCGATAGGCACAATCTCTTCTATGTGATATTCTTCAACGATAATTCTTAAATCCACATCCGTGATAGAGGTTTCCAGATAATCAGCACTCAACACTCGTCCATTGTCAAAAACACCGTTTACAATTGTTCTGCACTTATCTTTTGCCAGATATGGACAGCCCCATGAGTAATCATTTAACGATACACCCTTAAATGACACCCTCATCAAGATTGCTTTCTCCCGTCTTTTCATCATATCAATGATCTGACTCGCGTCTGGGACTGGTTTAGAAATCTTATGAAAACGGGTGACAGGATAAGCTCTATTACACTGTACACCCGGGTAGCTTGAGGAACGATCAGCAGAGTGGACACCCTCTAATATCCATCCAGCATAGAAACGGTTCGCGTGAGTATTTCCCCCGCGGAACGCTTCTCTTGCTATTTGATAGACCTCAAAGTCTGGTTGGATTCCCATAATCCAACGGTTGCCCTCAAGTGCGTTTTTCACATCACGGCGGACGTACCCGGTTGACGTGAGCGGGATAGTATAAAGGGTATCCCCGTCGTTTTTCATTTCGGTCTTGATTGCTTCTACGAGACCTTGCACATCGTTAATACAATATGCCAATTCTTCATCAGTTAACGGCGTGTATGAATAACGTTCTGTGTTATAATCTAGGTCACCGGAAAGTTTCTTATGTTCTACATTCATTTTATCTGTAAATGTCTGTAATGACATGTTTGTTTGAATATAGGAACATCTGAACTCGAAATGCTCAAACATTTCGCACTTGCAAACTTTTCTTTTATCCAATGCGAATACCTCTTCTTTTGAAAAAGGATAAATCCCCGAGAGAAACTGAAATTCGAATGAGAGGTTGTGGACATATGCTACGATATAGTCCATATCTTCCAAATCGGATGTTATCGCCCTCATGAAGTAATCAAACTCTCGCCATGTTCTACCAATCACAGTTACTTTCTCATCAACTTGAAACTGCCAGATGTACATGACAGATTGTTCGATTTCTTTTATTCTTGTAGTTTCAATATCGAACGCACAGACTAGATTTTTATAGTTTTTCTTATTTCTCGAACCTTTTTTTCTTTTTACATTTCCTGCTTTTTTAAAAATCAAATAGTCGAAGTTATATACATCTGTTATCATAGTTTACTCCTTCAATAGTCGTAAAATCTCATCAGCATCTTTCGATGCTACGTTAGGCAATTCACTGATCTTATAACGATTTTCCAGCCAACTATCCAAATCCTTTGCAATTGTAGCTGGTGAGACTTTATCTCTAGTTGCTTCCCATAACTCTACTACTGCTTCAGAATCGTATTGAAGATCAATTGCCTGTTGCGAAAGAAGTTCCATAAAGTCCACAAAAGACTGGAAATTCTTTTCATTAACATCGTAACCGTACGACCTCAGCTTTTCTATTTTCTGTTTTCTTTGGGCTTTCTGTCCAGTGACGGTTGAGAGAGGATTGTCAAGGAAACGGGCTAACTGAGAAAGTGCTAACGGAATCTGCTTCTCAGTCAGTTCTGACAACTTCTTTGTGTTGAACACATTGTATTTATATACGGATGTTTCTCCAAAGCCGCCTTTCGCAAGTCTGGTTAATCGCTTGACTGCTATTGCTCGAACCCTGGAATACTCTTTTCTAATTTCAGAAGGGCTGTAGTTATTTACGAGATACTGAGGGTTATAATGCTCGATTGCGCCGAAAGTAAGTTTGGCCGAGGGTTTGAATTTTGCCATTTTGTGATCTCCTTTCTATGTTTCACGTGAAACCTAAAAACCGAATAGATACAGAACTGGCAGTGCTAGAATAGATAGCACTGCCAGGAGTGATATTACCATAATCTGAAACGTCTCCTTCATCTGATCACCTCCCGTATTCATATGTCTCACCGTCTGGTGAGATATATTCATTCCACCAACTAGCTTCATCGTCGCCGAGATCATCGATGAGAACCTCATATCCGGTAGCGTGGAAGAATTCCTCGTTACCGTTATAACTAAATTTTTTATCGCATGGAATGCGATTTAGTTCCGCTCTTTCAATAATCTTCATAGTTCCTTCCTTTCTATGTTTCATGTGAAACATTTTAAAATCTGTTATCTTGTTTCTAAGAAGATTATAGCACAGTACTTATTGTTTGTCAACAACTATTTTATATTAACTAAAACTTGTGCTGTTAACAATTCTAGTGCCTAGACGAGCGCATGTGGGAACTTTAGTGCAGTAACGCGTTAATGCTTTACCACTTTAATGTGCTAAAGTAC